TTCATATGACACAGTTACAGCGGCTAAGTACTCAACACTTAACCGTGTTTCATTCGAGCTTCTAGATTTCTCTAACCCAGCGTTCGAGACACTTCTTCTTGATGAAATGCGTAAGGGATACGAGAAGGCAACAGATAACGCGCTTCTTGCATACTTTACGAGCGCAGGAACAGCGGCAACAGGCGTTGCAGCTACAGCAGCTGGTCTCCAGTCATTTATCGCAACTCAGGGTCCAGCTGCATACAAGGCTACAGGCGGTTCATACGCTAACAAGCTCGTAGCGAGCACCGACCAGTGGTCAGCAATTCTCGGATATGCAGACACAACAGGCCGTGCGCTATTCAACGCAGAGTCACCTATGAACGCTCAGGGTAACGCTTCTATCAACTCAGTTGTAGGCCGCGTTCTCGGTGCAGACCTCGTGGTTGACCACAACATCGCAACATCAGGAATTATTGATGAATCAGCATTCCTCGTTGCACCTAACTCAGTATATGTATGGGAATCTCCTGTCACGAATTTGAGACTCAATGTCCTAACTTCGGGAGAAATCGAGATTAACATGTACGGCTATTTAGCAATTCACGCTAAGGCTGCAGGAGCAGGCATCCGCCGCTTCAACCTCGCGTAAGCGAACCTAAGTCGCTTAGTGGGGGTGCCGGAGCCCTTGCACTCCCACTAAGTCTTTAGAAAGGATAACAGTGTCAACAACTACAGTAGCGACTCTTAGAAGTGCTTTAGGAGTTGGAACTTTATACAGCGACAGCGTATTGCAAACAGTATGCGATGCCGCTGATAATGTGCTGTTGCCTTTTCTATGGAGTAACACAACACCGCTAATAGGTCATAGTAATACCACAACTACTGGCACTACTTATTTCGATGAGTATGTTAACGAAGTATTTTATGTAGGTCAGAGCGTAGTTATTTCTGGCTCAGGCTCGAAGCATAATGGAAACAAAACTATTACTGCAGTAGGTGAGAAGTCAATCACTTACGCTATTAGCGGCAACAATAATACAGCTGCACCATTCCACCCAGTTAACCCATTTGGGACAGTAACTGCAGAAACTTATGTAGATTACTCAACTATCCCAGCTATTCAGACTGCGAGCCTTCTTATTGCCGAAGCAATCTGGCAAGCTCGCCAAGCGCCAAGCGGCCAAGGTATGTCGGTAGATGGTTACACCCCATCACCATTTACCATGTCTAACACTCTCGTAGCGCGAGTACGTGGCCTTATCGCTCCGTACCTTAGCCCTAACTCAATGGTGGGATAATGGCAGCGATAACTACACTTCGTACAACACTGGCTACAGCTTTAGTAGATAATACTCTTTACTCTACTTTCGCTTTTCCACCAGCTACCCCTATTGCGAACAGTGTAGTCATCATCCCAGCGGACCCTTATTTAACTCCGAACAATAACCAGTACGCATCTATTAGCCCAATGGCTAACTTTACTATTTCTATCTTTGTCCCATTACTGGATAATGAAGGCAACCTAAACGGAATAGAGACAATGCTTGTAGCTGTATTTAATAAGCTCGCTAGTTCTTCTATTCACATGAATGTTGGAAGTGTAAGCGCACCTAGCGTTTATTCATCCGCTACGGGTGATTTACTCACATGTAATCTATCCGTTTCAACACTCACAGAATGGAGCTAGCATGACCGATACATCTAACGCGGCTTGGCTTGAACGAATCGGTCAAGTTAAGCCAGAAGCACCTAAGCCAGCTACACCGACAAAGAAGGAAGAAGAATAATCATGGCACAATTTATCAATAACAAAGTCGGCGTAAAGCTCGGCGAGACAGACCCAGCAAGCATCGACCTTAGCTCATATTGCACTAGCTTTACTTTGACAAGGTCATTTGACGAAATTTCTGTAACCGCGATGGGCGACTCTGGAGTACGTCAAATCGCTGGTCTAGAGACTTCAACACTTACAATCGAATTTATCAATGACAACGGCTCTAACGCTGTTCTACAGACACTTAACACACTTCTAGGCAAGAATGTTTATTTCAAGGTGGCAAATGATAAGTCTGCATCTGGTTCAGCTGCAAACCCATTCTTTACCGGCCTAGTGTTGGTTAACAACATTACACCTATCAACGGCGCTGTAGGAGATTTATCTACTCAGTCTGTTACATTTAACGTATCTGGTGGAGTCACAAAGACAGAAACCGGCACTTTCTAATCACTAAACAAAGGGGCTAAAAATGGCAAAACTATCAATCACAATGAAAGACGGAGTAGTACATGACGTGGAGATAACTCCGCGACTTGAATACAACTTTGAACAGCATGTAGGGATGGGATTTCATAAGGCCCTTCTTGAGATGCAGAAGCAATCGGACATCTATTGGTTAGCTTTTGAAGGACTCCGCTTAGCCGGTGTCCAGATAAAGCCAATGCCAGAGTTTCTAGACATGATTACGAAAGTAGATGTCTTAGATTCTAACCCTTTGTAGTTAGGCGGGACTCCATAACATATATCGCAACTCGATTAAGTTATGAATATGGGGTCCCGCTTAACAGCATTATCGATTTACCGCCAGCAGCATTTAAGGCGCATATAGATTTACTTAACGATTTAGCAAGGGAGAGCAATAATGGCAACAGAAGTCATAGGCGCCGTCGCTCTTCGTAAAGCGTTAAACCAATATGCACCAGACCTAGCTAAAGAGTTAACAAAAGAACTAAGCGCTGTTCTAAAGCCTATCGTTGCTCAAGCTCGTGGATTTGTCCCAACAGATTCACCTATGAGCGGTTGGCGAAGCTCTAACGGTAACTCTATTAACGCGAACTCTTCTATGTTTAGAGTAGGTAAGTTTCCTATCTATGACCCAGCGGAGATTCGCCGCGGTATCGTTTATAAAACTACACCTTCTAAGCCTAATGCCGGCGGCTTTGTGAATAACATTCGCATCCAGAATAAGACAATGGCGGGAGCAATCTTTGAAACTGCCGGTCGCAAGAACGGACAGGGTCAAGACTGGGTAGGCCCTAAAGCTCGCGGAGCTTCTAAAGGCGTAAGCCGTTCGATTAACCCTTACGCGGGAAACCAATTCATTTCTAACCTAGGCCAGCTTTACGGACCTAACCGCAAGAATAACCATAAGATGATGGGCCGTTTAATCTTTCGTGCATGGGACAAGACTCAGGGCCGAGCTAATGCAGCTGTATTTAAAGCGCTTGAAAATACTACTACTAAATTTAATAGACGTACAGAAATTGTAGATATTAGGAGAGCCGCATAATGAGTAATGTAGCAATCAATATTGCGGCAGAGTTTGTCGGTAAGCGCGAGTTTGATAAAGCTGGAAAATCTGTAAAGACACTTGAGCGCAGCGTAAAGAGATTAGCCGGTGTTATTGGCGTTACTCTTTCGGGAGCAGCCTTAGTTCGTTTTGGTAAGAATTCTGTTAAAGCATTTCTAGATGCAGAGAAGGCTAATAACCAGCTTGCTAACTCTGTTAAGAATCTAGGTCTTTCATTTGCTCAAGCTGATATCCAAGGCCGCTTAGATGACATCTCAGCTAAAGCCGGTATCGCAGGTGAGCCATTAGCGGCAGCCTTCCAGTCATTACTTACTACTACAGGCTCTGTTACTAAGAGTTTTGAACTTCTTAATCTTGGCCTAGATGTATCTTCGGGTACAGGCCGCGAGCTTGCTAGCGTTACGCAAGATTTGTCCAATGGTTATGTAGGTGTTACCCGTGGCCTTCGTAAATACAATCTAGGACTATCTCAGGCCCAGCTTAAAGCATCTTCATTTGAAAAGATTCAGGCTAGATTAAACCAGCAATACAGCGGAGCTAACGCAGCTTACTTAAATACTTATGCAGGAAAGATGCAAGTATTGGCAGAAGCAGCAGGCAACGCTCAAGAGCGTATCGGTGGAGCTCTTATTGATGCCGCCATGTTGGTAACTGGCTCTCAAGATTTAGATGACTTCATAGGCAAAATTGAAACTCTTACAGATAATGTTATTAGTTTTGTGGACCGTTTCAGCGAAGGCGTTGGAATTATTAAGGCCATTCTTGGCTCTAAGTCATGGTCTGGAATGTTTAAGGCTGCGCAAGATGTTCAAGTAGAAGCCTACAATGCTCGACTACGCCGTACATATATGGATGCGTGGAAGGGTGTAGATATCCCTAAGACTGCGCAGCAAATCGCAGCCGAGAAGAAAGCCGAAGCCGAAGCTAAGAAGAGAGCTGCAGAAAGACTCAAGGCTGAGAAGGCTCTTACCGCAGAGCAGCGAAAGCGAGCAGCGTTAAACAAAGCTAGTAAAGTTTTTGACTTAGAGCAAGCTAACCTACTTGCAGCTCTACAGGGCAACCTTTCAGAAGAAGATAAAAACAGAGCGAAGCTACAGCTTGCTCTTCTCAACGAGAATGAAAAGGTAGCCGAATCTCTTACTAAGAAAGTTCTCATGGCTCAGGATGCTACAGGAGCTCTTTACAATATCTGGAAAGATATCCC